TTCAAGTCTGAATGAAATGTTCCAAGATGAGCTAAATGTTTACCGCCTAGCTTGGCTTGATCGAATGCTCGCCGCCGCACCCTCTGCCCCGCAGACAAAGGAGAACGGGAATGGATAAGTGGGATGCGTTGGCGCGACTATCTAACGACATCGCCCGTTGCAACGGCGTCGGCAGTGATGAGGACGGATGGCGCGAAGGCTGCGAGGATTGTCTGCGCCGGACTTCCCCACGCCCTGATCCGTGTTGGATGATGGAGCCACCGGCGATTATTGTGTTTGAGTGTGAATCGAGGATTGAGCGGAAAAGCTGGATTAGCGTTGAGCCTCCTGCATCGCCCTAACCCACGACTGCCAGCCGATGATGGTCAGGGAGTCTGCTGCCCCGTCTGCCGGGTCGCATCCTGTAGCACGTCCGGTGGAATCAGCCTGATCTGTCTCGGCGGCTGCATGAGACTCGCCGGAGGTTCCGGGAACGGGATCGGCTTGCACTGGTTTGACACGCAGCCTCCAAGCAGCATCAGAACGAGCAATGAGGGAAGAAGTCGCATGGTTGATTGTCTCCGTGGCTTGGGTTTGTTTGGCCTGGATTCGGGCAACTAACGAGGATTGCTCGGCAGTTGCCGCATCCCACTTGTCTTGCACATGGTCTGCGCCATTGACCCATCCGAATCCGATACAGGCAGCAGTCAGGGCGGCGATGGCTAACAGGCGATACGGCAAGGGGATTGCGGTCATGGCACAAATGTCCTATTCCCTGACCCGGGGCGCCGGATCGTTAGATGCGTCCATCCCGGCGTGGCCCGTGGAGCCTCGCGATATAGCCCAACTTGCGACAGCACATCATCCGTGATCCACTCATCAAGCTTGTTATCAGGGTCATAAATATCCACGGCCAGCCCCTGCTTGTGGGCGGAGAGCGGCGCACCGATAGGGCACGTCTGCGGGCGGAACCCCCCGTACTGCTCGCCGCTCACCTGCGTCTTGGTCTTTGGGTTAATCGGCAGCTTGACGCCGGCCTGTGCGGCGCGAGCAAGCAGCGCATTGACGGCTGGCACGAGGTCGGTGATGTGCTCAAGTCGCTCTTCGGTCAGATCCGCGCTGTTGCGCCAGGGGCCGATGACATCATTGGGGGAGATCATCGGCAGCCCCTCCGCTCATGCCGGCGGCGGTCGAACACCACTTTGAGGGTGAGCCCCAGCAGCAGCGCATGGCCGCCGGCCGGCGCTCCAAGGGCCACGCCCAAGGCACCAGCGCAGAGCAGCGCGTGGCCCAGGCTTAGGGCCACAAATTGCCAGGGGTGACCGTCCCAGCGGCGATAGCTCATCTGCGCAGACAGACTCACGGTGCGGACGATGATGACGCCCGCGAGCAGGAGCATCAAGGGCTGGATCATAGTGATTCCCCTTTGGCCTTGAGCTTGTTGATGAGCGCCGGCACCAGCGCCGGGCAGACGGCGCCGATGATGAGCGCTAGCAGGGGCCGGGCTTGATCCGCCGTGGCGACGAGGCCAGGCACGACGCTGGCCGCATTGGCGACAGCGATAGGGGCGCCATATCCGGCCAGCAGCGCGGAGAGGCAGACCGCCGAGAAGGCTTTGATCTTGTCATCGACCGTAGGCAACCAGATCGAGCTGAAAACGGCTGCTAGGAGGCCAAGGAAAAGCGCGTCGACATGCGCCCCGAGGAACAGCGTCGGCAGCGCAGCCGCAGCGCCCGCAGCGGCGCCGATGGTGGAGGAATGCGGTTCAGCCATGATTTCCCTTAACTCAGATGATCCGGGTCAATCCAGAGGATGAATGTCGCCGCGATCCACCGGGAAACGTCGCCTCGCCAGCCGTCATCGAACTGCAATCGCTTCAGGCGCTGCGAAAACGTGATTTCACGATGCCCACCTGCCCGCTGGAATGGCAAATCCAGCAGGATCAGCGACGAAAGCACGTTTAGCGTGATGTCGCAGAGGCCGCCGATCAGTAGCAGCAGGACCACGAGCGGGAAGATGGCACAGGGGATCGTCCCAGCATCGCGGGCCTTCTGTGCCGAAACGTAGAAGGGCAGGAACAGGAATGTGCCAACGGTAGATATGGCGAGCCAGGTTAGATAGGCGATCATGGCGTCAGTGTCTCAGCGAGCTGGAACAGCGCATCCATTTCGGCATCTGTTTTTCCAAGCGCTAGGCCAAACTCGATTACAGTCGGATTGTCTCGCTTGAACTCCTGTGCGAATTGCCACTTGTCTTTCAGGCTTTGCGAGCCTGCCGCCACGGCAGATTCCACTGCGGCGCGCAAACCGAGCATATTCAGGGCTTCGCGGCTCTGGTAAGGGGTAACGGAAATCGACGGCGCCGGCGCCGGGGGGGCGGGCTGAATGCTCGCCTCTACCGTTGCAATCAGATCCGCATACGTCGCCGCATCGGAGCCAAGGTCTGTACGCAGCATATCCATCTGAACATCGGCGTAAGAGTGGCACTTTATCTGTGCGCCATCTTCATCAACCCAAGTAGCTTCGACGGAGTTGGTGGATGCGTAGTGGGTTACGTTCGATAGGTGCATCATGCGCTTGCTCCTTTTATGATCGAAAAATTGATCTTTACCGCTTCAGCAAGCGCGCCTCCTGATGTGTTTTTCAGCGTGATATAGAAAACACCCGTCGCCACATAAGACACCGTGGCGTCATATGTCGTGCCTGCACCTACGGACCCAATGGCAACGACGGGAACATCGTATTGCCCAAGCGATGAGGTATTTACAGCGAAAGTGACTGACGCCCCTGCGGCAAGGCTTGCGGCGTTCATCGTGATTTGTCCAGCGGGCTTATTAAGCGTTACCGCTGTTGTCTTGCTGGTGGCTTGAGTAACAGCCCCACCAGACCCGGTGCCGTAGCCGAGGCCGATGGGTTGCGATACGGTGGCGCTAGAGCTTGTTAGGTTGAAATACGTGGTGCCAAGCAGCTTAATGCCTACGCTAGACCCGCCCAGCCAGAGTTGCTGTAATGTACTCTCGACGTCATCAGTAGCCTCGATGCTCACCCCGGAACCGCCAATAGATTGCATGCGTACCGCATACGACGCGCCGGAAAATCTGGCGAGCGTAGTTCCATCGGTTCCGTGGTCATGAAGGAGTTGCCCGCTAGAGGTAATCAGCAGCCGCTCAACCCCACCCGTTTGAATCGCCACCTGCGTCCCTGGAATAGTGACATTCCCGGATGCATCAACAACAGCAATATCAACTGGAGCCCAGTTCGTTGTGTCTAATGACGGGTCCGTCGTCCCCGCGCTACTGGTCGTTTTGCGGCGATACGGGCGTAAATTGATCGTGCTCCAGACGACGGATGTGCCCGCCGTATAGGCAGCGCCGCTGACCCATGCGCTGATATTGGTCACGCCCAGCGCGGTGTTGATCTGCGTAATCATCGTGGAGAGCGCAGGCCCAAGCGCATCCGCCTTGGTGTTGAATGCCGCTTCAGAATCGCCTGAAGTCGGCCAAGCCGGCAGTAAATCAACGCCGCTCATATAAGCTCCTCGATTTCAATGTCACAAAGGGAGTGGTCTGGATACGCAACCACAACGGAAAAGCTCTTGAAAAAGCCATAAATGACGGATGCGCCGAATAGCTTTGATCCGACATAGACGGCCGGCGTTGCCCGGAACGCCTTTAGCGTTACATGAACAGAATCGGCCTTGTTGTTATCGACAAGGAGCGTCATCCTTGATACGTTTGCCGCCGCCCGCTGAACGACGGTGGCATTGCCCCAGTCATCGACCGATTTGACGGAGTAATCAACAATGCCCAGCTCCATCCCGAGCTGGGTGTCGCCCAACTCAGAGACTTGGCCAATAACGCAGGCCCCACAGGCAACGGTGTTGCCTGGGTCGCTGATCGTGATGGTCAAGGTGGCCCCGGCATAGGGTGGTAGGTCATCAAATACGGCAAACGTACTTCTGCTTCGTTGGCCGAAGAACCAGGCGTACCACGTTTTAATTCCGTTGGTGAGCGAAAGTGTTTGCGTCGAGTCATAAATCACCCCAGAGGATGGATGACTTACCTGCACCTGCACGCTGGATGCTTCGATATTCACCAAGGCAACCGCGCCAATTCGGCCGGCAACTGAGGTTGATATAACGATGGAATCTGGATTGGTTGTCTGGCTGGTGGCGGACTTGTCGAACATCCTCCATCGGTTATTTGTGCCAATGTCCAGCCACATCGCCGGCCGCTTGATGATCCATGCAGAGTGAAACCCGCCGCCCTTCACATCGGTGATGTTGAGGACAAGCGTCCCGGACGTGTAGCTTGTCACCGTCCCCGTGAGCAATACGATCGGATCGTCTGCGGCATAGACCTCAACCTCTTGCGCCGCCGCGAATGACAGCCCGGTCGAAACGGTAAAGACGCGATTCCCGGCAATGGCCAGATTCAACGAGCTGCTGACGACTTCCGGATGATTGCCGAGATTCGATGGCACCAGCGACTCGTAATTCCGGTGCGACGATGCCAACAGAACACGGTCGCCTTGCGCGTAGGTGGTCCCGCTCGCAAATGCGGAATAGTCCGTTTCGGGCACGTTGGACGAGATCAGCGCCGCGTCATCAATCGGCGTGGGGCGGATCATTTTCATAACGCGGCCCTCTCAACAGGCATGCCAATCCCTTCCCATTTTTCGAGGACTTGTGCTGACTTGAGCGCAAATCGGGCCATCGAAACTTGGCTAGCTTCAAGGTTTCTAAACTGCGCCCGAAGCTGCGCAAGCTCATTCATGACTTTGGGATCAGACACAATCACGGCCTCGGCCCTACCTGTTGCCCGCTGCGCCCGAAGGTAGTCGGTGCGACTGGCGAATGACGACGTTTTCAGGTCTCGCGTACCGTACGCGCCACCCATCGCCGCCACATCCGTAATGCCGGCGAATGAGCCCGACACGGCCAGCAGCGTGGCGTACATCTTCCGGCCGCTCTCCGTCGCCAAGTCTTGCGCTTCAACCAGCTTGCGGAATTCGTCGCGCGTGGTGGGAATGACATTCAGGCCCAGCGCCTTGAGCGTGCTGCTGATCTGTCCCTTCGTGTAGTCGGCACGCTCGCCCGGGGTGTAGAAGTTCTGCCAGAACGCATCAAACGCCGTCGTTGCTGTGCCTGCTCCGCCCAACAACTGAATCAGGTTGTCCCGCCCACCGAGGCCCGACGCGCCAAATGCAGCATTCCCCGACTTGCCCATGATGGCGGCCATCTGATCGGTCAGCACAAACTCACCGCTCAGGCGTGCCAGGGTGGTCCCGAGCGTTTCGCCGGACGCCTGGAAGTCCTTGATATTCGGGATCAGCGAAACAGCGATGGCGTCGCCCAATTGCGAAAGCGCATCCTCAACGCTCTTGAATCCAGTACTGGCGACCGTGGTTGAGTTCAGCAGCGACGGAGAAAGCCCCAGCGTTTTCGCAATCGACTCGCCCGAGGCAAAAACGGCGGCCGATGCCTGGGCAATCTGCGTGATCTGCGCCGAGGTAAGCGCGGTGCCATCATTCCACCGCCCCCGGCCTCTGGTCTGGCCCGCGACCCACGAATACGGGAGGTTTGCTGGAACCTCGTCGGTAATGCCAGCGCCGGTGCCCGTGCCGCTCACGCCGGATTTCGCCAGCTTGAAAGCCAAGCCCGTTGAGTCAGCATTGTTGTGCGGGTCTTCGCCGCCACCATCGAGCAGCCCGCCAAGCACTGAGCCGATGGCGGTGCCGATGCCGGGCATGATGTACGTCCCAATGGCCGACCCGGCGGCACTGCCATAGTTACCCTGCGAAAGCGAATACAACGCCCCGGCGTAACCCAGCGCAGACGCCCCATTTGCGGAGAGCCATTCACCAGCCGAGGTGAGCTGCTTTACCCCTTCACCCACAGTCGTGGAGAGCCCCAGCGACTCACCGACACCTGAAAAGCCGAAATTTGTCCAGGAGTTGACCGGCGCGCTGCTCCACAGCCCTGCGAACCCGGTGTTACCTGCAGAGAACGACCCTGATAGCGGGTTGTACCCCCCCGCACCACCCACGCCACCACCACCAGCCGCGCCGCCCATGCCGAGGGCGTTGGTTAACTGCCCATACACTTGGAACACGATGTGCTTGAGCGTAGCTTCATAGATGGCGCTGCGAAGGGCGGAGCGCAAGGTGCGCCCGATCTGCTGGGCGGCGTCTGCGCCGTTCTCTCCCCACGCGTCAAAGACCTGTCGGGCGATGCGGTCGGTCTCTTCCCAGCCGCGCTTCCATTCTTTTTCAGCTTCGTCCTGAACGCGCTTGTTTGAGGCTTTCTGCTCACGTTCTCGCACGAGCGTAGCCTGTCTCTCTCCACCATCAGCAGCCTGTCGTTTGGCTTCAGCGAGGTCTAAGTAGCCCTGTGCCACTTCTGGGAGAATGCCCATCATGTTGAGCATGACGGCCTGAGATTCCAGCGTCGCCGCCGTGATCCGGTCAGAGGCGGCGGCATCTTCTAGCTTCGCAGCGCGATATTCGGCCTGTGCCTCTTTGGACAGACCGAACATGGAAATTTCATCTTCCAGTGAGGCGTTCTGCTGTTCGATAGATGCGGCGCGGCGCTGCTCATCGGCGGCGAGCTTGGAAAAGAAATCGCCTCTCGCCTTCTCTTGTTCAGCGAGTTCCTTGGCAATGTCTTTGCTGAACTTCTGTTCTGCATTCAGCTTTATTACGGCCTCGCGATAGGGCCCTATTTTGAGCGCCCCCTCCTGATACGCCTTTTGAAGCGTGGCGAGACTGGAGAGATAGTCGTTATCAAAGCCGGCAGACTTGGCGGTGATCTTGTTAAGGACGGCTTCCAGTTCTTCCGCGTCTTTGACGGATTGGGATTTGCCGTTAGGCTTTTCCTGATACTTCGCGCGGATTTCGCCGATGCGCTTCTGAATCTGCTCTTCCGTCAATCCAGCCTGAATGCCGAGATTGCGGGCTTTCTCAATGTCTTGCTGTAGCTTGACCTGCTTGGAAAGAAATTGCTCGCCTTCGCGCAGCCATTGGATTCCAGCCTCTTCCTTGGCTTGAGCCTCGGATTTTGCCTTCGCTACATCGCCCGCCAAGCTGGCGCGGGCTTTCTCATTGATGAGTATCTGCTGACTGGCGCGAAGCTCGTTATTCAGCCTAGCAAGTTCAGCCTGCGCAGAGATTGGATCGTAAGCCGCGTTCTTTTTTGTGTCTGCAATCTTGCGCTGTATGGCTTCAACATTAGCGCGCGCAGCTTCCAGCGGATCAGCTTGACGGCCCACTCCGAGCATGGCATCCCACGCCCCCTTAGCGCCTTCCTTGACGCCAGCCCATGCCTTTTCGAGATAGCCAAGGTTCTGGATAAGTTGATCGCTACGACCATTCATCGCATCGGCAAAGGTCTTCTGTGCCAGTGCGGCGGCTTCGGCCGCTTTTCCTTGATCTTCCAGCGCCTTGATCTGACGATAAATCTCAGCGGTCAGGTAGCGTTGCGATTCGTTGAGCTTGAGCGAGGCTTCAACCGGAGATTTTCCGAGGTCTTCAAACTGCTTGATGGTTTCGCTAACAGACTGGCCGGTGGCCTTCTCCATCTTCAAGGCGGCAGACGATACCAGCTCAAGATTCCCCGCTGCGACACGGCCAGAGGCGACGGCCTGTTGCAAGGCTTCTGCCGCTGCGCCCTTGGTGGCGCCGGTCGTTCCTGCCACTGAGGTGGCGAGGGTGTTGAGCTTATCCACCGTCACCCCGGCCGCATTTCCGGTGAGGATGATGGCCTTGGCGTAGTTCTTGGCTTCCTCGCTGCCTTGGTAGTAGGCATACCCCAATGCCGTTGCCGCACCGGCGGCAAGGGTGAAGGGGTTGATGAGCCCGGCGACATACCCGCCCAATGCACGAGCAGCGGGACCGATTCCCCCAAACATATCCTTGAGCTGGCCGCCCTGTTGCAGCAGGACGGTCATGGGTTTTTGGCCCGACTGGAGGCTGACGAAAATATCCGTCATTTGAGCCGGAACATTGCGCAAGGCCATGGCAGTCTGTCCGGCAGACATGCCGAGCCCATCCATGGATTTGGTAGCGGCCCGCTGCTTTTCAGCCGCTGCGTCAAGCTGGGACAGGTAGGGCTTCAGCGCATCAACACTGACGCCGCGCTGCTTGGCGATAGCTTCGTAGTAAGCCGAGGTTCCACGGGCGCCGGCTTCGGTGACCGCTGTCGTGCGCTGAATGGAGTTGATGATGCTCTTGGTCGCACGCTCAACTGATGCTGAGGCTCCATCAGCACCGCTGCCTAGGCCTTTTTCGACCTTTTCACCAGCACGAGCGGCCTCGTCTCCGAGGCTTTTAAACGACTGCTTGGCTTGACGGACGCCAGTCTCCACGCCATCGGCGGTAGCGACTACGTCAATCTGATATACGCCATCGGTCATGATTGCTCCGGTCAGTTGCTGCGCATGGCCTTGAGGGCTTCTCGCTCAAGGTGCTGTATGTCTTCAATCAGGCAGTCCGCGTCATCTCTTGCGAGATTCATGCGGTCAATCCACGTGAAAAGGACAAGGTAGTTAATCCCTTCACGGCCCCGGAATGAGTAGGTCCATTGCGTGTGCAGTCGCGTAAAGAGATCAACGGCCGGGAAGTTTTCCGGCCAGATTTCGAGGGTGGTGTCGTAATCTGAGAGCTTCAGCCCAAAGGCATCAAGCTCTTTTTCGTCTGGCGGCGGCTCGTACAGTGAGACCGCCGCCGCTGTCAGTTTCCCAAGCGGCCTTCGTTGATGCCAAGGCGATACGCGTCCATGATCGCCATAACGGCGGACGGGACTTCATCGGCAAGTTGCTGGGCATTGACGATGTTCAATTCCGCATCAACATCCCACCCTTCCAAGACTTCGATCAGGTATTCGCCGTTTTTCTCGCGGGTCTTTTCCATGAGGGTTTCCATGGAGAACTGACCGTTCTTGAGCGGTTCGCCAGCGTCTTTCGAGAGGGAATCCACCAGCGCGCCGAATTGGGTGCGGGTGCGGTATTTGAAGACGCATTCGATCTGCCCTTCGGTGCCATCCAACAGCGGGAAGGTGACGGTGCGCTTGAAGTTTTTGGGCGCATTGCCCAGCTTGATTTTTGCCATGTTTTTTCTCGTTTGCGTAAAAAGGCCCATGCAGGTGCGACCTGCCGGGCATGAAAAAGCCCGCCGGAGCGGGCTTAGGAGGCAACGGCTTAGGAGGCGTACCGGACGGGACGAGCTTGCAGGGCAAAGGTGGCTTTCACCACCATCACCTGGCCCTTGTTGAGGGACGGCGTTTCGTTGAAAGAAATCTGGCCGTAGTAGAGGATGAAAGACCCATCGGGCAGTTGCAGCTTGAGCACACGGAAGGCGCGGGCATCGGCGGCGGCTTTCAGGGCGATGTAGCCAGACAGGGACGGGTCATCGGCGATTTCGAGGGAAATACTCTGCGCGGAGAACACCGTCGGCAATTGCGTCTCGAAGTTCTGCTCCAAGAACGAGAAGGTGGCATATTGCTGGTCGCCACCTTGCGTGGTGAGCCCCATGATTTGGGAAATCTGAGTGAAGCCACCCACCAGCGATGCAGATCCAGTACCGGAGCCCGCAGGGTAAAGGCTGGTCAGACTGGTATCGATGCCGTCAAGGTTGAAGGCGTTGGCAACCGAGCCAGCAACGCGGACGGCCTTCTGGTTCAGATTCGACCAGCCGGAATTCATCAGTACGATGTCGCCATTGACGAAGCCGTGTGCGGTGGAGGTTGCGACACCGGGATTGGCGTTTGTCAGAGCAGAAACGGTCTTTGCAGAGCCGAGAGTGGTGGAGAGGGTGACGATTGCGCCGTCAGGGAGTTTTGCGCTCATGGAATGGGCCTTTCAGAAATGAAAAAACCCGCCGTAGCGGGTTGTTTGTGAAAGCCCAGAGGGAATTCCGGGCATAAAAAAAGCCGCCCGGATTGCTCAGGGCGGCTTGGTTTCTTTATGTGGCGCTATCGTTCAGACCAGATGCTGAAATCTTGGCGGGCGCCACGCAGTTGGGTTTCTTCGTCAGCGACGGCAGTCATTGCCCCATAGGGACTGGCTTGGAACGCCGTGGAAAGAATGAGCGCGGCTTCGATCTGCGCCATCAAGGTATTGGCCTGTACGCGGGTTGCGGCCCATACGGTGATCTGCATCCGTGCGTTCCGCTTGTTGAACACGGCGCGCTCAACGTAGGCCGGCGATGCGCCGCCGATTTGCTGCCAGACGGCATAAGGCGCCGTAACAGTTGCCGGGGCGAAGTCGGGGAATGACTGAACAACGCCAGAAACAAGGGTTTGCAGATCGGATTCGAGGCTCATTTCTGCGCGCTCAAGTAGTCATCCATGGCGACCTTTGCTGCCGTTTTGGCTTCATGCTTTGCGGCTTCATACGCAGGGCGGAGGAAAGGATGGGCCGGGGCACGGGAGGTGCCGAACTCGACCATGAATCCATACGGACACTTCTTGTGGTTCCATGCGACGTGATAGGTGGCCTTGCCTTCGCCGCTGTTGTCTTTCGACATGACCTGATAGATGGAATCCCTAAGCGTGCCCGCGTTGAAAAAGTACTTTGTCCCGTTGATCTTGAACGATGTCCCATGGAACCAGTGCGCGCCATCAGAGACGGGGGCGCGGAGTTTGGCTTCTCGACAGAACACATCGGCCGCTGCTTGAGCACCCACATAGACGACATTGGTCTTGACCTTCTCGACGTAGCGATCTAATCCGGCGAGGACTTCATCAAGGTTGTCACTCATTGCACGCGCTCACACCCGAGATCAAGGTAGTCATTCCGACCTACGGGAAGGACGGCCTGAATGTCAAACACTTCGCCCGATGACTCGACGCGCATTCCGTGATTGATGCCGGCAAGGTAGCGAATGCGGATGCTGGTCTTTGTTAGGGAAACATCCGCCCCTGCTTTGAGTGCGGACAGGCCGGAGAGGTATTTGATGTTCGCCCATGCCGTAGCAACCAGTGACCATGTAGTCAGGGGCTGGCCCAAGGCATCCTGCCCGGTGTCTCTTGACTTGATGGTGACGAGTCGGTCAAGTTTGCCGGCATCCATTAGATGGCCTTCCAGACGCG